TATGGTTAATATACCATATTCTAGCAAAGTTCCTTGAACATCTATAGAATTTTGAACTACTAATTGACCATCAGTATAAACAGCAGGAGAAGTTCCAGGAACTAAAGATCCACTTTCAATAATTAAGGTTCCTAAAACTATTAAATCATACACGGTTTCTACGGTATTTTGTGAAACTGTATATGTTTCTCCAGAAAGAATTACTCTAGGGATAGTAACATTATCCCCTGAACTGTTCGTTGTAACAGGACCTGAAAAGGAGGAAAGTGATACTTGATCTAAAAATCTTACTCTAGCCATTTAAAAATGCATTTATATATAAATATTAGAACCAAACAACAAAATAATGCTTTAAGGCACTATTCTATCTCCTTCAATATTACCATTATAGATATCAGGATTTGAAGAAACTTCCATAGAAAATATAATCTTAGATCTATCCCTAAATTTAGGAGTAGTTGTAAGACTTTTTTGAATTGTTTCAGGAACAATATATCCTCTTAAATTAATAGAAAAATTACTTCTTACTATTCTATTATCATTATTAGGAACTTCAGTTACAGTATTAAAACTATCAATACGAGCTCTAAACTTAAAACGTTCAGGGTTTCCCCAATATGAATCAGAAGCATAATTAATTGTTTCTACAATTTTATTCAATTGCTCAATATAATAGGTTTGAATCATACAGCTATATTGAATTGTTACAAAGTCTGGGATTACAACTGCATGGTAAGTTTTATCTGGGATGCGGTTATTTAATACGCTAAAATTATCATATGCATTTTTAGGGTCATAACTTTTAGCATATACACCATATTGTGTAGGAGAGTTAGCATCTAATTTATTAGCTACACTACGATCTTTAGTAACACTATTAAGTTTAAACATGATAATAGGAGACATAATAGCTCCACTTTTATCTCTATAATACCCATCTTTTTGGACTGATTTCCATCTTTCAGGTGAACCATAAATTATAGGAACAGGAATACGTTCGCCATTTTGATATACAGTAGGACGAATTACATTTTCAAAATAGTATAAAATAGATTCATCTATATCTTGTATTCCAACAGAAAAAGGTTTAGTGTTATCGTCCCTATAAGATACTTTTTCTCCTCTATTAGGATTATTGTTAGAACTATTAGGATTACCTATAGTTTTATCATAAGGATCTACTAAACTATTTGATATTTCCTTTTGAGTTTTGGGAATAGGTTGTCTACCTCTAATAGCCATCAGAATCTTTCTTTAGTTAATCCAACTTTATCTGCAGGAACATAATGAGTAGAACATATAATAGCTACGTTATATCCAAAATCTTCTAAACCAGGGTTTGTAGGATTGTTACCATCATCATCGTAGTTAGGATAATCTGGGTTTTTACCTACAAAGTATTGGTTAGAAATAATACTATCTACTTCGTAATATCCTTTTTGATATAAAATAATATCACCAACTTCAGGAACAATATTAGCTCCATTAGGGCTTTCTGCTGATACTGCTAATAAATCGTCTCTTAAAAATCTAAATGTAATACCCCATTTAAAGTTTACACCAAATTCATCTTCAGGATATTCTTGGTTTTGTCTTTCTACTAAGCAAAAAAGTATTACTGGGGGGTAGTAGTATTTTTCTGTAGAAGCTTCTCCGTAAATATTAGTTTTAGTTTCATCAAGGCTATATTTGTAAAGAACGCATTGTTGAGAAATGATGTTATGCATCAATTCTCTGTTAACATGTCTGAACATGCTTATATCTCGTGCTTCACCATATAATGCCATGTTATCCTATATAAATTACCATTGGAACTTTATTTAACTCATTTTGAGCAGCATCACTTTCAGCATTTTTTCTTTCTAATTGATTTTTACGAGAAGTATCATCTAAATACGCTCTTAATTTTTCAATTAAAGCATTTTTTTCAGATTCACCTGCTCTTACTAAATCAGCTCCGTTTAAAGTTACTTCAGCTCCTGGAATAGGGACTGTTGTGTATTTTCCTCTTACTAAACCTAACATTTCTTTAGCAATAGCTAAAGTCATTTCAAATATCCATTGGCGACCAATAGAGTTTATTTTAGAATATACTGGGTTAGCATAAGGAACATTAGAAACGTTTGTCACTAAGTTATCTCCACCACCTCCACCATTATTTAAACTGTCAGAAAAACGCTCTGATTTTTTAATATATTGAAACCATAAACGTGTTCCATCATCATTAGCACTAGGAATGGGGAATATTCTAAGTTTATTATTTATAAGTTGAAAACTATAAGCTGAAAGTCTAACTTGGTTAGATATTTCTAAGGCTTGGATTGATGCTATATCATAGTTAACAGGCATAGCTAAGAAACTATAAGCTGTGTTATAAGCAGTAAATCCATATGAACCTAAGTAACCACCAAATCCTAAACCTGTATTATAACCAGGAGCTCCATAATAATATTGAGCTGAAGCTGGGGTTTCATTATAGTAAACTCGTTTAACTTCTAAATCACTTCCTGATATTCCATTATCAACTGCCCAAGCTTCTAAATCATAGTCTTGAAGACTACTTGTTAATATAATTGATCCACTATACCAGGTTACATTACCACCAACACCTGCTTCTTCACCATACTGTTCAGATAAACGAATTGTAGTTGAAAAATTAGGAGTAACTACAGTATTATTTAATACTGAGGCTGGGTATTCTGTAGTTGGATTAGATCCAATTAAGTCTATAAGATTTTCTCTAACTAAATAGGCATACAATTCATTACCATATATTGTAATAGCTTCTTCAAATGCTGTATAAAATTGAATATCTTGTAATTCTACGTTTTCAATAGGATACCCTAAACGTTGAGCACAAAATTTTGCTACTTTATCTGCATCTCTTTGGAAATCTATATCGGTGTCATAGAAACCAAATGGAGTATCTCCTGGAGAAAATGAAGATGAACCGGGCCAAATAGAAATGTTTGCCATAATTTTTTATTAAGTAGTTGCTATATAGTATTCAATCTGAGCAGAGCTTCCAGATGGTTCTACTTTTATAGAAACAATATCATCATAAGTAAAATCAGATACACTTCCTGTAATATCAGTTGTTGAAAGCATAAATGATCCCTTAGCTGCTATAGAAAAGTTTAATTCTTCAGTTGAAGACGACACTTTTAAATTAACAGGAACTGTAGAAGAATAGTTACTGATTCTAGCATATTTTAAACTGCTGGTAACAAATGTTCCAGCTCCGTTGATATCGCTAAATGAAAAGATAGTAATTTCAGATCCAGAAGGAGCATTTAAAATTCTATTATCTACATAATTTACATTAGAAATAGTATGAGTATAATCAGCTCCTCTTTCAGTGCCATCTAAAAGAATTCTTTCTCTAATTAAAATATCAAAATTTGCCATAGCTTTTTGTTATAAATATTAAAAAAGATATATTTATTTATTTTTTACTACCACTTGTGTATATAGTAGCTCCTTGTTCTTCGGCTTCTTCATATAAATTAATTAAATCCTCTACAATTGGATCTCTATGGTTAGTTTTAAGAGAAATAGCACACATATTTTTTATTCTACGGGCTGCTGAGTATAAGAATCTAAATCCAGAATCTTTTTTCTGTTTTAAATCTACTTGGTGATCATCACCACAAATAATCATTTTAGAGCGTAAACCTAAACGTGTTACAATCATTTGCATTTGTTCGTGTGTAACGTTTTGTGCTTCGTCAACGATTACTATGCTATCAAGAAAAGTGCGACCGCGCATAAAACTAACAGGCACAATCTCAATTGCTCCATCGCTGATGAGCTTTTCGATTTTGACTTTGTCATATAAAGCATACATGTTTTGGTATATAGGTTGAACCCATGGGTCCATTTTTTCGCGGAGGTCACCGGGTAAAAAGCCGATTTCCTCCTTACTCACCGTAGGACGTGTAATTATAATTTTATCGCATTCTTTCGTGAATAATTTTTCTAATGCGATTTGACATGCTAATAATGTCTTACCTGAACCAGCCGATCCGGCTAGTAATGTAACTGTATTATTTAAGATTTTTGCTTTTGCTTCTTTTTGCTCTTCATTTAATTGGATTTTAAACTTAATTGGGTTTTTAGGCCTTCTCTTTTGTTGGAAGACCTCATCTTCGTGATGATTTGAAGCCATAAAATAAGAACTTTGGTTATTGCTTATACATATGAAAAAAGAACCCCGCTTTCGCGGGGTTCCCTATTTTCCTATACTAAGTATATTAAAGCTTGTCTAAACCAGCTACATATACCTTACCATAGAATTCAGGACGGAGCATCTTCTTAGCATAACGAGTTAAGAGACCTTTACGAGGTGTGAAGGTATCTGGATCGTAGAGAAGAGGAGTCATGATTAATGGAATGTATGGAGCAAATACAGCACCAGCCTCTAAGAATTGGTTACCTCTGAAGCCCATTAAGATAACGTTTTCAGTCATGTATGGGTTCTTGTATACAGTGTAACGGCTGTTTAACTGACCAGCTTTCTGAACACCGAAAGCATATTCCATTTTAGCAGCATCGCCATCTGAGTTAGAAGCGAAACCAGGAATAGACTCGATGATAGTAGCTACAGTTGGAGAAACTACCATAAAGTTAGCACCGCCACGAAGAGTTAACTGGTGGATCTTATTGCTTAACTTCTGCATCTTAGTTCCTAAAGTTTGGAACCACTGACCTTGTGTATTGTAGTAACCAGCAGTATCAGTATCAAATCCAGTAGTAGTAGAGTTGATTACTCTGTTGTTTTGAACGTTCCAATATTCCGTTCCAGCAGCAGCGTCAGCAATTAACATATCAAGGATTTCGAGGTCGATCTCTAAAGAGATATACTCGCTCATGATGTTAGTTAATTCAGCTTCAGCATCAAGAGCTTGGTAAGCGTTAAGGTCTTGAGCGAATTCTGGAGTCCATACAGCCTTTAACTTACGAGTCTTAGCAGTGATAGCTTCAGAAACCATCTTAACGTTAACCTCAGGAATAGAGATTGTGCTGTTAAGAGAGTTTAATGTAGTATTACCATCTTCGAAGTCACCTCTCTTTTGATCTGTTGGAGCCATTGAGTAAGTAACAGAGCAGTCAGCTAAAGAAGCACCACTAGCACCATCAACTTTTGAAGCTGTGATTACAAATACAACGTTAGTGCCGTCATATGAAGTAAAAGCTGGTAAGTTATCAGAAACAGTAATTGTTGAGCCTGAAATAAGGGTAAATGAACGAACGGCTTCAACATCTAAGTTAGGTAAGCTAGAAGCAGCAACACTTAAAGTTTTGTAATCTCCAGCAGCAGCAGAAGCTGAGTATGTAGAATCAAAATCAAATGTAGCCCAAGTAGCTGAACCTGTAGTCATAGAAACTAAAGAAGCAGTGTTGTTAATAGAGTAACCGAATCTACCAGCACCATATAAACCACCAGCAGTTGCAGGAGTTGAGAATGGGTAAGTAGAACCAGTGTTGCCGTACATTGAAGTAGCGGCTGTGAATGGATTCTTAGTAGTTCCGTATTGGAAATCTAAGAAGAATACAAGACCAGAAGGTAAGTTCATTGGCTGAACGCTAACGAACTCTTTAGCTGAGATCTGACCGAATACCTTACGAACTAATGGTAAGGCAATACCTGCCCACTGCTCACCAGCACCAGCTGTGAAGTTAGCACCAGCTGTTCCGGCACCTGTGGATGATTGCTCCATTACTAACTGCTTAGCTTGGTTTTCAAGGATCATCGACATGTTATTTTTATGAGTCTCGTTTCCAAGACCTTCTAATAAACCTGTCTTTTCCCACTTAGCAGCTAATTTAGCAGCGTCTGATTGAAGGTTCTTCCAACCTTTACCAGCGCTTTCTAAAAGTGATTGAATTTGTGACATTTTTCTAAATGAAATTTAATTATCTAATACCCGCTAATTTTTGCCATCTAGCTACCTGTGAATCAACTTCAACAATAGGAGCTTTTGATGGGGCAACGCCAAGCGGTTTTGAAGCGCTACCTAAGTTCTCTTTAATAGGAGCTTTTTCTTTAAGCTCGCTATTTAAGGTTTCAAATACAAGCTTTACTTCCTTAACGGTTTCTGCTTTGTCGAAAGATTCAAGAACTTTAACTTTGTGGTTTTCACTTAAGTTTTTAGATCTAAAAATCTTGTTTGTGTAAAGAAGTTTAGCATTAAGAAGATTAGTTTCGTGAAGTTCAGATCTTAACTCATCAAGTTCTTTTTTCATTTCATCCATTCCTTCTTCTCCCTCAACTGTTTTACCTTTAACTAAACGCTTAACGGCTTCAATACCATCTTTAGCGTAAGTAGAGGCTAATACTGTTAATGGAACTCCAACTCCACCGGCTAACATAGCTAAAAGCGCTTCCATTTCAGTAACGTTTAGGTCGATACCAGCGTATTCATTTACTTCTTCTTCTCCTTCCATGATTTCTTCTACTTCGTCTTCAACTTCAACTTCTTCTTCGTCTTTAACATCCATGTCTTCCATGTCGTCTTCAACTTCGAATTCGTCACCAGCTTCTAACTCACCAGTTCCAACCATATCGCGGATTACGTCTTCGATGAATGATTTGAGATCGTCTTCAGACATTTCTTCGAGGTCAATATCCTCGTCTTCCATATCGTCTTCCATGTCCTCTTTCTCGTCCTTCATACCATCTAAATAGCCTTCTTCTTCGGCATCTGTACGGGCATCTTCTTCGAGTTCA